CGGGTCGTCGTACTCGTGGAGTCCGTCAACAGTCACCGACTATACGTGGGGACTGGTGATGAACGGCAATGAGATTAGTGTGACGCTTGGTGGAGCGACGGTAATCGGCCCCGTTACCGATACGGGCATTGATCCTGCGGACACCACGTATCAGAGCGTGGCGATCTACCTTACGGCAAGTGATGCGTGGAGTGCCTCGAATGGGTGGCACATCGACAATTTGATCGTGTCGAGCTTTGCGTCTTCTGGTGGTTCTCCCCTCACAGGCCCCGGAGGGCTGTGCTAATGTATCTTGGTGATTACGCGCTTGGCGCAACAGTGCATGGTTGGTTCGCGACTCGTCTCGCCTCTGGCGCGCGTGGCGACCCATCGAGTGCGTTGGAGACGGCGGACATTCGTGTGTACGCTGGGGCAAGCGACACGGAGCGGGCCTCGCAGTCCGGGTATGTGGTGACCTCGACGAAGGACTCGATGACGGGTATCGTCTACTGGTCGATTGACCTCAACGACAATACGACCGCAGGGTTCTTCAAGACCCCCGGTGTCGAGTACGCTGTGGTATTCTACCCTGACGAGACGATTGACTCGCTCGCAGTGTCTTCAGTGGTGGCGACGTTCTCGGTCGGTCGCCCGACTGCCCTGATGCCCGTGGTGGGCATGGCGCAGGGTGGGAGCACGACGACGGTGCAGTTGCCGTCTACGGCGTCAAGCACCGATGGCGCGTACAATGGGGCGAGTGTCGTGCTCGTGTACGACAACGGCAGCATCGAAGTGTGCGGGCAGGGCGAAACGTCCTACGTCGGCAGCAGCCGCACGTTCACGCTGGATCGCACGCTTGGCACGACGGTGGCGTCTACGACGCGCGTCTTCCTGTTCTTGGGTGCGCCGGTCGGGGACATCATGCCGCGTGTCGATGTGCGCAAGATCAATGCAATCACCGTGGATGGTAGTGGCACGGCGATTGACCCGTGGGGACCGGCCTAATGGCAGCGGGAGCTATCGGGGAAGCGTGGGATGTCAACTCATGGGACGATACCGCATGGGACGCGGATTCATGGGGGCCGTCTGACAACGACGTAGACATCCGCCGCGCCATCAACGCCCGTCGTCGTCGCCGCTGTGCGATTGCGATGTACGTGCGTCGTCGTCGCTTCTAATGGCGATTGGGGGTGTGGCGTTGGCGTGTGCGCTCGCGTACGCGGCATGGCTGTACGCGCCGATTGTGCAGTCTGCAATTAGCGCGTACCGCGATGTGCATACCGTGACGGTGCCTGCGCCACGGGAAGAAGCCCCATTGCCGCAGCAGATCATTCATATCGCGAATCGTCAGGTCGAAGACTGGGCGCGGGAAAGTGTCGCCGCTCGGGCGCGCGAATTGTACGAACAATGCAAGGACTGGGGCACGGTGGCACATCAGCTAGAGCAGGAAGGGGGTGACGTATGACCGCTCCCATGACCGCACAGGAGGGCTTTGCCACCCCCGCCGCGCAAGCGTTCGTCAAAGAGATTCAAGGGCAGAAGGGCAACAAGGAAGACACGAAGCGAGCGATGGAGGTCCTGTATGGACCGGCGTTCCCGCTCCTCAAAGATCAGCAGACCTCGGACGCATGGAGTGCGTTCGCGGACGAGCGGTGGGAGTACGGTAGCCGTGGCATGGAGGAAGTGCTCCACACCTCCCCGCGCAACCGCATGTTCGCAGAAGGGCGCCAGTGGGTGTCGAGTCAGGGCAAGAGCGGTCAGTGGAAAGAGCCGCCCGCCCCGAAGTCACAGGTGCAGGCCGTCTACGACATGATCGGCCCTGCCCTCGACTATCGTTTGCAGGTCATCACCGAGAACCGTCCCGGCTGGCGGTTCACGCCGGGGAACATGGACGCGGATCGCCAGCGCAAGGCCGAAGCGTGGCAGCGGTTCGTCGAATACCAGTGGCACCAGCAGAAGATGCAGGCCGTCCTGCGCGAAGCGGAGTTCTACGCGCAGCGTGACGGGGTGAGCTTCATGCTCACGTACTGGGACCCAGAGGCCGGTCCAGAAGACGAAGAGGGGATGCTCGGGGATATCGGCAGCAAGGTGTACCGCATCGAACAGGTGCGTGTCTCCCCCAATGCCACCGCGAACAAACGCCCGCAGTGGTGGGTGATTCGCGAGATTATCCCGAAGGCTGAGGCGGTCGCGGCGTACGGCATGGAAGTGCTCGATGCGGACGACACGACGTACTCTGAGCAGTCGTCCTCGCGCTACAACGGCAGCACGTTCGCCGTAGACTCGCAGACGCCCTTGTACAGTGGCGCGGACACGGTAGATCGGTTCCTCGTGTTCTTTGAGCCGAACCAGTACTTCCCGCAGGGGTTGTGCGCGGTGACGGTGGGCAAGAAGCTGGTGTACGGCCCTGTGCCGATGCCAGTCAAGCGCGCCCCGATTGTGCGCGTCACGGACGGCAGTTCATCGCCGTTGTTCTTCCCGCCCCCGATCATGAATCGGTGGATTCCCGTGCAGCAGCGTATCAACACGCTGGTGAGCAAGGGACTGGAAAGCATTCGTCTCAACGTCGGCGGTCGGTTCATCACGAAGCCGGGGGCGCTCACAAGCGAGACGATGGTGGGTGGGCAGTTCTCGGCCATAGAGGTCCGCTCGTGGGGCAACATTGACGAAGCCGTCAAGCCGGTTACTGGATTCAGCATTGGCGCAGACCTCAAGGAGTTCCTCGACCGCGAGATTCAGCAGTTCGAGAACCTGTCAGGCTGGAATGATGTGGCGCGTGGCTCGTTCTCCTCGGAGCAGTCCGGCAGAGCGATTCTTGCCATTCGTGAGCAGCTAGAGCGCACGCTCGCCCCTGCCGTCAACGCCGCCTCGGAAGCGATGGCAGAGTGGGCATGGTTGAACATCGAGTGGGCACGGTGGGGCTACACCATGCCTCGCTCTATCGGAGTCGTCGGAGAGAATCGACCCGATCTGGCGCGTGAGATCACACAGGAGGACCTGAACGGCGTCGTGGATGTCTACGTTGATCCTGAAACGATGTCGGTGATGCCGCGTGCCATGAAGTTGTATTTGCTCGAAGACGCCTATCAGAAACAGATCATTGACGCGCGTGAGTATCGCCAGCGTATCCCGTTCGGGTTCGTGAACGACTTCTCGACGCCTGACGATGTGCAGGAAGCGAAGGGCAGGCGTGTCGCGGAGTCGATCCGCAACGGATTGCCGCCTGAGCCGATGGTGTGGCAGGACGATGAGAGCATTCAGCAGACGATTCTGGACAGGGACATCATCCTTGCTCCGAACATTGATCCACAAGTAATGGCAGCCGCGCAGCAGCGATGGAGCGAACTCGCGCAGCAGGCCAGTGCAAAGATGGCTCCCCCGCCGATGCAGGGGCAGTCACAACCCAGTGGGGCGAGCGCCCCGCCGCAGGGGGGAGGGTCCTCACAAGAGATGATGCCACCCCCTGAGCAGCAGCCCATGTTGGGCAACTCCCCCTCGACAGCCTCGGCACCCGCAAGCGTGCTGACGGGTCAGGCGGATCAAAACATGGCGGCGCGACTCTTTGAGAGTACGTCCCAGCAATAAACAGGACCATGAGCGAACTCGCAGGTAGTGCGGCTATCGAAGCCCCACAGGACACCGGAGTAGAAGCAGCAGACGCCCCGTTGCTCTACGAGCAGGGGTTGAACAAGGCGGAAGTGCTGGCGAAGCTGATGGGGGAGGTCGATTACGTCCCCGAAGTGCCGGATCAGGACGGGTTGCAGGAAACCCCCGCAATTGAGCAGGAAGGGGCCGTAGAGGCCGCAAAAGTCGCGGACAATACTATCCCCGGTCTTGAGGCAGAAAGGCCCGCAGACGCGCCTGTAGAGCCTAAAGCGAACGAACCCGTAGACGCCGCCACGGCAGAAGACGCCCCCGGCGCAGGGAAGTTCAAGGTCCGTAATGCGGACGGGAGCTTCGCGGAAACCCCGAACGTCGTGGTCGATTTCCAGATCGGGGAGAAGGTTTACAAGGGCAAGAGCCTCCCAGACCTCGTACGCATGGCGTATGACGGGGTGGCGGGCCAGAAGGCGGTGGTGCAGGCGCGGCAGCTAGAGACGGAGGTCATCCCCCGTATTCAGCAGGAAGCACAGGCGCGCATTGCCCGCCTTGAGGCCGAATATCAGGCACAGTTGGATTTGAACGCGGCGATCCTACAGGACGCCTCGGGTGAGACGTGGGCGAAGAACCACGAGAAGTTCGCGCAGGCTCAGTCACCGGAAGCGGTGGCCGAGCGGGCGCAGCAGGAAGCCATGCAGCTTCGCAACCAGTTTGCCGAGCAGCAGGCAGAGCAGTATCGGGCGAACACCTACGCCACGTACATCAAGCCCGCTCTTGATGAAGTCGCGCGGGAGTGCCCAGACGTATCGGATACGACGAAGGCCGGAATCATTGCCAGCATCACGGGCGATCTGCTCGTGCAAGGCCGAATCCCGCCAGAGAGATATCCTGAGCTAGTGAATCGTATGCAGGGTCCCTACGTGCAAGCGGTACGTGCGGAACAGAAACGAGTCGCGGACGCTCGACAGGCCACAGAAGCCGCTATCGCCAAGGCGAAGGCAGAAGCCGCCGCTGAGTTGCGAGAGGCGCAGAAGAAGCAGAATGCACTGGTGGCGGGCATGAAGCCCGTGGGTGGTGTGCCGGGGTCGCAAGTCGCGAAGCCCTTGCCCCCGCCCCGTAGTAAGGCCGAAGCCTTGCAGCGCATCATTGATCGTCCATACGCGGGCTAAATAGTCCGCATTCCAAGAGGTAGACACAAATGGCTGTAACTCCAATCACGATCTCGGATACCGAGCTTGAGGGCAACCTCAAGAACGTGTACACCGACATCCGCAATGAACTCCTCCCCATCAGCACGCCGTTGCTTGCGCAGATCAAGAAGGTCGGTCGCAAGAACTCGGTGGGCGCAAAGTGGGGCGGCAACGGGTTGTTCTTCGACGTGGTGCTCGATGGTGAGTACAACGCGAACTTCTCGGGTAGCGGCTACCTGCCGCAGTCGATGCAGGCTCCTGAGAAGCAGGGCTCCGTCACCCCGAAGCGTATCTACGTCCGTCGGGCGTTCGATAACTTCGCGATGGTGGGCACGCAGACGAAAGAAGCCGCGTTCGAGAGCCTGCGCCGCAAGGTGACGGGGGCTTTCAGCAAGGCGCTCGACTTCGCCCTCGAAGAGAACCTGAACGGTAACGCGCTGGGCATCAAGGCGATTCTGTCGTCTTCGGCAGACACCACGCACTTCGTGGCGACCTCGCCGTGGGGTCTGGCGTCGTCTGGTCAGGGTGGTCTGTTCATCCGTCGCGGCATGTACATCGCCGTGGTGGCGAACGATGGCACGACCGTGCGTGGCCGCGCGGTGGTGTCCAGTGTCTCGAACTCGGGCGATAACGTCACGGTGACGCTGGCGTCGGCCATCTCTGGCATGACCGGTACGGACTTCGTGGTCGGTGCCACGGAAAGCGACATCGGCTACAACCAGTCCTGCAACGGCTTGCAGAACCTCCTGAACGTGGGAGGCAGCTACAACTCGCTGCACGGCATTGACGCCTCGACCTATCCGGTGTCGAACACCCTGCGCCATACGGCGGGTACGGACACGGACAGTGCGGTGGATGTCAGTGACATGGACCTGTGGAATCTGGCGACGAAGCTGGGTGCCAAGTGCGGCATCCGTCCGCTGGTTGACACGAGCGACTTCTTCTGGCATTCGACGTACGGCTTGCAGAAGAAGTTCATCGAGTCGTACCTCGCGAACACGAACGTCACGATCAAGACGGGTGAGAAGGTGGACATCAACGGCGGCTACAAGGCCACGATGATCCACGGCATCCCGTTCGTGGCGAACGAGTACGCGCGTGCTGGTGCGGTAGACCTCATTCACAAGCCTTCCATCAACTGGTTTGATGCGTCGGACTGGAGTGCGGTGGAGTACGAAGGCAGCGGCAAGATTCGGTGGATCGACGGGCGTGATGCCTTCGAGACCTCGATGAAGTCGTACTTCAACGTGTTCACGCCGCAGCGCAATGCGCACGCGACGATCACGGGTTACACCGACACGGTGCGTTACACCAACGTCGTGTAATCAGCAGGCATGGGGTGGGGGGGGCATAGGGTCGCCCTCACCTAATGCTCGACTTTCAAGGAGAAGCACATGGCTCGTCAATTCGTAAACACGTACCTGCCGCGTCATGCGCGGAAGGGTATGAAGACCGTTGACCTGCATTCGGCAGTCATCGGTACGGGTGGCATTACGGTGGCCGACACAGCCACCACGACCATCCCGATTGAATCTCCGTACGTCCGTGGCTGGGTCGAGAGTCTGTCGATGCGTGGTGACACGGCGGCAATCTCGGCGTCTGGTACGGTGTTGGTAACGATCTACAAGTGGGACGTGGCGAATGCGGCTGCGGTTGCCCTCAACACGGCAGTGAGCATTGAAGCCGCTGGCTTGACGGCTCTCAAGACCGTCCTGCCGATCACGGTGCTCTCGACGCTCACCACGGCACAGCGTACGAAGCTCGAAGCGGACACGTTCTACGCGGAAGTCGTGACGACGAACTCGGTCGGGACGGCCCCCGTGCGCGTGCAGTTGTGTGTCACCTTGGCGCAGACCCGCTAATGAGTCTGTTCAGCGGTGCGAAGCAGGCCCCTGTGGAGGCCGTGCAACGCCTCGCGGCGATTGACCCCCGTCTATCCATGCGATGGGTGGACGGGGTGTTGTCGTACTGGGCGATCACTGAACAGTGGTTGCCGAACGACCCACGCCGCGAGCAGATCAAGAAAGGCGAACTCCGTGCCGATGCGGACTTCGACATCAAAGGCTTTCTCCCCACCGACTGCTCACCCGCAGAGGTGGAGGGCTACATCGCGAATAACTGGGTGCGTGTGACCGATGCACTCAAGCAGGCCGAAGACATCGTGGAAGGCGTCAAGGCCGAGAACGAGAAGCGGCAAGTGGCGATCCGCGAAGCCTTTGCGGACGAACAGGCCGAACGTGGCGCGAAGACCACGAAGCACGAACTCGAAGTACAGGCGGGGCTGGCAACCGCGAACGCTCAGATTGTCGTGCCCGCAGCCGTGGGCAAGGGGAAGCGTAAGTGAGCATGACCAAGGCAGCCATCATTGCAGCAGCCCGTGAGCGCGCGGACGCCGTGCGGTCGGGTCGGTGGACGGATGCTGACCTTGGGGTGTTGCTGGGGGCACTGCACTGGCGCGAATACGCGCACATCCTGTCCTCGAACAAGATGTACAAGGTCCGCACGATCACGACCACACCTGACGCCGAGGGGGTGATCCTCAAGTCTGCCCTGTCGTCCGCGACACAGTTCATGTATCGCGTGCTGTCGCTCAAGAACGAGAATCGGTTCTTCACACAGATCGACTACAAGGACGCCCCGCTCCCGACGAACTTCACGTACGCGGGGTCGTTCTCGTGGTATGAGAAAGGGGACGGCATTCAGCTGGTGCCGATTGCGACGGACAGCGTGGACGTCACGGTGAACTATCGTCCGACGCGCGCGAGTGCATTGAACGATGGGGATACGGTGGACTTTCCTGACGGCCATGAGCATGTGCTCGTGTACGGGCTGGCGGGGGAGATGTTGCTCAAGGGTGGGGCGGAGACGGAAGCCGCGAGTGACCTGTTCAACTTCCAGCGCATCCTGCGCGAAGACATGCTCTCGGACATTCGCCGGTTGTCGGTGCGCCCGAGCATCATGCAGGCCATGGATGATCCTTCGGATTGGGGGAGTCAGTAATGGGACGACGGATTGTTGAGGACGTTCAGCAGGGGTTCGCTGGGGGCCTGAACACGTCTGCCGACTCATCGCAAATGAGTGCGAACGAAGTGCGTCGTGCCGAGAACGCACGGCTCACGGAGTACGGGGGCATCAAGAAGCGTCTCGGGACGCAGCGGATGCACGCCTCGTCACTCGGGAGCATCAATGGCGGGTTCGCGTGGATGCAGCCCACGACCTCGTATCACTTTGTCGCTGCCAATGGATTGATTAAGACGGCCCCGTTGGGGAGTGCTCCGCTCACGTGGACCTCCCTGACGGGGGCGATTGCCACCACCGGACTCGTAGACTTCGCCGCCTTCCGTGACGGGAGCGGGGAGATCGTCTACATCGCGGACGGTGGTCCGCTCAATAAGGCGACGAACAGCACGCTCACGGTCAACATCGCAGGCACCCCGAGCGTTATCGTCTCCCTCGCTGTGTACAATCAGCGCCTCTATGGCGTGGACGGGACGACGCAGAAGGTGTACGCCTCGGGACTGAACAACGGGGATACACTCGGCAATACTGGTAGCGGTGGGATTGAGGCGGTGATCCGCACGTTTGGCGATCAGGAGTGCTTCGCGGTCAAGACCCTGCGCTCCTCGCTCGCCATCTTCCACCGCAGCGGCATCTCGCGCTTCACCGGCATCACGGTTGACGACATCGACATCGAAGCCGGTGTGCAGGGCTTCTCGGAACAGGTCGGGACCATTGCGAAGAAGTCGCTGGTGGCGGTGGAGGGGGAGGTGTACTTCTTCTCCGAACAGGGGTTTTACCGGCTCAGTGAGACGGGTCTTGAGTGCATCTCCCTCAAGATTGATACCGTCCCGCGCAACATCTCCTCAGATGTCATTTCGCGCATTGTCGGGGCACACGACAAGCTGCGCTTTT